GGAATATTTTGTTAAAAAATTAATCAATTAATCAAAACTATGACACCACAAGAAAAAGCCGATAACTTAGTAAATCAATATAGAATTATATTAATGACTGAAGATACAGACTGCGGTAATGAAATTCTATGTACTAGAATAGCAAAAAAATGTGCATTGATTTCGGTTGATGAAGTAATTTCTGTAATTGACCCCGAAATAAATTTTAAAACGTGGGAATTTTACAAACAGGTAAAACAAGAAATTGAAAAGTTATAATTATATGAGTAACATAGTAAAGAAATACCAATGGTTTCCAATCATGGCGGGGATGCAATTTGGATCAACTGATTATAAAATCCGAAAAGTGGGGAAAAAGAAAATGTGTTTTGAATACATTAAACATGATGATGGAGATTTACAATTGGTTAAAGAATATGAAGTTAAGCGTGAAATGATTTGAAAAATAATTTGATGTTATGCCAAACCCTGAAAACATAATACCACCACAGAAAGGTGAAGTAAGAAATCCTAATGGGAAACCGAAAGGTGCAAAAAATAAATTAACTCAATTACGAAAGTTGATTAAAGACATTATTCATATACACAATGGGGAATTAAACGATTACACAAAACGATTGATGTACCAATTATACGAAATCTCAATGTCGGATGCATCGGTTAATTATATATCCGATGTTGTAACAAATTTGTATTTTATTGAAAGCGATTTTGGAATTAAGATTGGAGTATCAAAAAGTGTTAGCACACGATTAAAACAAATACAATCTTACGCCCCAAGTTCAAAGATTTTGAAAGTCATTAAAAATGCAGGGGTGTTTGAAAAAACATTGCATCATTATTTTCGCAAACAAAACATAAAGAACAACCCAATGTATGGAGTGGAATGGTTTTACAAGAACGATGATTTGGATGAATTTATTAACTCAATAAACACCTCAATGGATTTGGTTAACAAATTTGGAAGCAATAATATCAAGCAATTGCAAATACAATTTTAGTCGGTTAAAAACAGAACAAAAACAGAATGAGCAAAGAAGATTTAATCCCGTTCGTACCTGGTGAAAGTGGCAATCCTAATGGCAGACCCAAAGGGAGTAAGAATCGTAGCACCATAGCCCGTAAGTGGTTAGAGGTAATGCAAGAATCCAAAAACCCCATCACGGGAGAATTAGAAAAACTATCCCAAGAGGATTTAATAACCTTGGCAATGATACACAAGGCAAGGAAAGGTGATGTCAATGCGTATAAGCAATTAATGGATTCAGGCTTTGGAATGCCTACACAACAGATTGATGTTAATACAGAAACACCAATATTTAATGGAATAAATTTGGATGTTGCAAAAGACAACGGCACAAAATAAGATAGCAGCATTACGGAAACGGGTGCGAATAGTTAGGGGCGGTACAAGTTCAAGCAAGACGTTCTCAATTATTCCTATGCTTATAACCTATGCAGTACAGAACCCAAGGCAAGAGATAAGCATTGTAGCGGAATCAATACCACATTTAAGGCGTGGTGCTATCCGTGATTTTCTTAAAATTATGCAGATGGTTGGAATGTTTAGGGATTCCCAATGGAATAAATCATCCCTAACCTACACATTTAGCAATGAATCGTTTATTGAGTTTTTTAGTGCCGACCAACCCGACAAGTTACGGGGTGCAAGGCGTGATGTGTTATTTGTCAATGAGTGCAACAACATAGAATGGGAATCATATTACCAAATGGCAATCCGTACACGGAAGTTTATTTATTTGGATTACAATCCAGTTACTGAATTTTGGGTGGATACGGAATTGATTGCGGATGCAGATTCCGAAATGATTGTACTGACCTACAAAGACAATGAGGCATTGGATGAATCATTGGTTCGGGAAATAGAGAAAGCCCGTGATAAAGCCGAAACAAGTGAGTATTGGCGTAATTGGTGGGCGGTATATGGATTAGGTCAAATAGGTAATTTAGAGGGTGTAATATTCAGCAACTACAAAACAATAGACACCATACCAACGGAGGCACGATTAATTGGCTGCGGATTGGACTTTGGTTATTCTGTTGACCCAACTGCAATTGTAGAAATATACCAATACAACAACCAACGTATTGTTAATGAGCTTTGTTACCGTACTGGTATGCTTAACACCGATATTGCCAAGGTGCTACCCAAAGGAGTTCCGATATATGCCGATAGTGCCGAACCTAAATCCATTGAGGAAATACGCAGGTTTGGGATACAGATTAAACCCGTTACCAAGGGCAAGGATTCAATCAACTATGGAATACAGGTTATGCAATCACAGGAATATTTAATTACAAAGGATTCAACCAACTTAATAAAAGAATTACGTGGGTATTGTTGGGACAAAGGCAAGGATGGTAAACAATTACCCATTCCCATTGGTGTTGATCACGCCATTGATGCATTCAGGTATCACGAAATGGAAACATTAGGACTTAAAAAGAATTATGGACAATACGATGTTCGCTAACAATTACAAATTCAATCGTTAATAATATGATGACCACACAAACCCTATCAGTACCATCCTGTTTGAATGACATTCCATTGGTTCGTATGCAAGAATACGAGCAGTTGCCAAAGGATTTGGATGAGTTTGATAAGACAATTCAGGCAGTTTCAATTTTCTGTAACATCTCAATCAAGGAAGTAAAGGCAATGCCTATGGATGTACTGAATAAAGTTGCAGCCATTTTAGTTAAGGCATTATCCGAAAAGCCAAAGTTTGAATCCAAGTTTGAATTGAACGGAATTAAATACGGGTTTGTACCCAATATGGATGATTTAACCACAGGGGAATTTATCGACATAGAAAATTACAACAAGGCAGGGGATATGTACAAGACATTATCGGTGCTATACCGACCTATTACAATTGAGGGGCAAGGTGGTAGATACGATATTGAGCCGTACAATGGCAAGATAAATGAGGAATTTAAAATGATACCATCAGGGGTTGCCTATGGTGCTATGGTTTTTTTTTGGACTATCGGAGCCGACTTACTCAACTCTATCCTGAAGTTCTTGGAAACGAATCCGAGGGTACAGATTCCGAATACGGTATTCAACAAAAGTGGGGATGGTTTAGCTTTGTCCACTGGTTATGTGAGGGAGATATTACACGAGTTGACATTGTTACAAAATACCCCATTTCAAAAACCCTCCTTTGGGGTTGTTACAAAAGCGACATGGCGGACTTGGAAAAACAAGCAATCCAAAAATCATTTAATAAAAACCGATGAACAATAACCACATAGGAACTGCATTCCAAATATTCAAGGAAATAGCCGATGAATTAGGATGGAATTATAGCCACGGAACATTGGATGAGCATTCGTTGAAAGCTATCACAGTATATCCATTATTGCACGTTACAATGCAAAATGCATCCCTCACCGATGTAACCGAGCAATTTAATTTTAATATCCTGATTGCCGATATAACAAACTATTTGAAAGGTGAAAATGAGCAACAAGATTTGGTGGATGTATATAGTGAGATAGGTTACACCGAGAATCAAAACTATGCCCATATTTTACAAAATCTATACGTTGAATTTTCACGATTGGTGTATGCCAAGGAAAAGGAATATTTCAGCCAAATACAATGGATTAGACCGATTGCATTCACCCCATTTACCGAGGGTGGACAGGATGTATTGACTGGATACAATGTATCAATTACAATCGAATTACAAAACCCTTGGGTAACTGATGGGACTTGTTACTAATGGCAATTAAGTACACCAATACCGAGCAAGTTGCCCAACAGATGGCTAATTTCTATGCCTCACAGGCACGATTGGAATTAGAGGCAAAACACACCCGTACTGCGATTCGTGCGAAATGGAAAAAGGTTGGTAGTGATTGGCAGCCCGTCAATGTAACCAAACAAAAGGTAAAGGCAAATTATGTTGCATCGGGTAATTTGGTGCGTTCAATTAAACCATTTGTGGATGGGATGGAATTTGGTATAACAATGGATTGGTATGGTGAGGCAATCCGTAGAGGTCGGCAACCTTGGGGAAAGTTCAAAGGCGGTAAAGGTATTCCACCCCGTGCAATGGATGAGTGGATAATGAATAAGCGGTTAAGACCAAGAGATCCCGAATCAGGACAATTCCTAAAAAATACCCGTGCCAATAAAAAGGCAATGGGATTTATGATGAACAGAAAAATAAAACACTTTGGGATAGAACCTTTTGATTTTATTAAAAAGGCAACGGTATCCACCAATTTTAAATTTAAAAATGCCTTAACAGAGGCAGTAAAAAAAGATATTCAAAATTATGTCGCTAACATTTGAAGTACAACCAACGGGCAATATGGGGGCAATGTCTCCAATAATATACCAAGCTTATGACACCGACTACAATAAAACAGGGTTTTACTACCTATTTGATGTTTATGTTTGGAATGGTTCTGCATCGTTCCCAGCAACTCCAAATTATTCAATTACACGAGATGCCGATACTTTTGCAGGTAATCGTGCGTGGATTGACATTCATAAATTAGTCAACCAAGCGTTAACCGAGGATTTCTTGGATGTTGGCACATACAAACCAAACGTAACGGGCGGAGCTTGTTATTTTGGAGTTAAGACAAAAGGGGTATGGGCAACGGGTTCGGGTTCTTACGTTAGTTCGTCTATTAGATTAGCAACCAATGGGTGGTCATACACTTTTGATGGGTTTAACCATAGTTATGGAACGCAACGGGTATTTACCGACAAAACTACATTTTACATAACGGCACAAACCCCAAGTTATTATGTGTGGTATGATGCCAATCTAATTACCTCCATAACCATTGGCAGTACATCGGTTACACCCGTGGCGGTTACATCATCATCCAATTATATACAGGGGATTGATGTGGTGCAATTATTGGCGGCCGCAGGGGTTGCATCGGACACCACAATAACATTTGCTTATTCAGGTGGTACACAGGTGTATAACATCGATTACCAATGTCAAAATAAATACGGAAGTGTTACCATCCATTACCTGAATAATTACGGGGTATATGATACAATGGTATTTAATGCCCTATCAAAAAAGGTATTTAACTATGAGCGTGAAACGTATCAAAAACCAATATTCCTATCACAGAATATGGCGAATGCGTGGACATACGGGGTTCATCAAACACAGAATTTCCTAACCAATGCAACCACAACGATGGTGGTGAATACCGACTACATACCCGAAGCTTATAATGATATTATTCAGCAACTATTCGCATCGGATAATCTATTGATTGATGAGAATAATATAGCATATTCGGCACGGATAGTGGATTCAACATTTAATCGATTAACCCGAATTAACGATAAATTGATTCAGTACACGTTAACCATAGAATACAACCAGCCATTAATCAATAAAATCGTAAGATAATGAATGTTAGGTTTTCGATGACCATTGCAGGTCAACCAATTGATTTATTCCAAGATGAGGTTGTAAAGTTAACCCGACAAGTTAAGGATGTAAGCGACCTATCACAGGCACGGACAGATTTTACCCAACAATTTACTATCCCAAGTTCACCAACCAATGATGAGGTATTTTCAAACTACTTTGAGGAGAATATTGTATTAGGGAATTGGAACGCATACCTGAAATTGGATGCAACCATTTTTATTCACGGATTGCCAGTATTCGTTGGATGCGTGGAATTGAGTGGGGTGAAGTATGCCAATGGACTTGCACGGCAATATGATATTATATTTTACGGACAGGCAAAAAACGCCTTTGCCCTATTCGGGGAAGATACGTTGATTGATGTTGATTGGAGTGAGTTAGAACACGTTGTAAATGCAACCAATATCACCAATAGTTGGCAACAAAATCTATTAAGTGGGGATGTAATATGGCCGATTGTGGATTGGCACGTTGGGTTCACTTATTCCCGATCATTCCAAATTGTAAACAACATAGCACGGAACGATGTCGGAGGGGTGCAGATAAACGACCTACGCCCAATGATACGAATCAAAAAAATGTTGGAATTGTGCTTTGCCAATATCAATTATACGTTGGGAGGTACATTATTAGACCGACCCGAGTTTGATAATTGGTATGTTGCACCAATGGGTGTTGCAGGGCCTGTACAGAATTATGATAATGATGATGCCAAGATTGAAGTTACACGAGGCACAACCACAATCCCAAATACTGCATTAGCAACACAGACATTTAAACCGATTCAATTCAATACCGTTGTATCCGACCCATTATCGTTGTATAGTACATCTACATACGAATACACAGTACCATTTAACGGAACATTTGTAATTGAGTTTGAGATTAATATTGTTTCCTATGCCCCAAGCGGATTGTATGGGCAAAAGGTTTATATATCTCCTGTGGTAAATGGCAACCCGATTGATACAACTTTTTTTATCACAGGAACGGGAGTAAATACAATACCCTATACAATTAAATTAAACCAAAATGATAAATTAAGTATTGGTTTAGTATGGGCATATGGTGGTGTATTTACAGGGGCAAAGTTTAAAATTGTACAAGTACCATATTCATTAAATACCACAACACTTGATTTGAAATGGGTGATGCCCACAACCAAAGTGGTTGATTTTGTGCGGTCATTTATGCAGATGACAAATTCTATATTAGTACCCGTTGGGGATACATCATTTGAATTACACAACATAGAGGATTGGTATGGTATAGGGGATGACAAGGATTGGACACGATACATTGATATTGATGAAATATCCCATCAAAAAATGGATATACCCAAGGCAATAATAATGAGCCATGCCGAGGGATTGGATTTAGCAAATCAGGAAATCATATCCAAGTTTAACCGAAAGTTTGGGATAATTGATTTTAGCCCTGCGGTTGATTTTGCACGGGATGAATTTATAATTGAAACCATTTTTAACATTTCCGTACCATCGGTAATGCGTGAGGTTAATGATGTGGGGAATGTGGTAAACATAACCGATTTACAGATTCCTGTTATGTTGGATAAAGATAATAAACCCGTTCAACACCCATTAACTATGTTTTTTTATGCTGGGTATGATGCGGTAAATTATTCTTACTATTTCAACGGAACGCAATACACAAGTTTAGCAATCGTTTCACCTTATTCGGATAGTCCTGTATCAAAAACAAGTTATTCGTTGGCGTATGGCCTTGAAAATGTGTTATCGGGTAATATGGCATTGAATACCTTGTTTAAATTGTATTATGAAAATTACCTATCCCGATATTATTCTACTAAATCCCGATTAGTAACGATGAATGCAGTTATTCCAGTAGGGGAATGGTTAAATTTAAAGCTTAACGATATTATTGCGGTATCAGGTAATTACTACCGAATTCAAAAAATTGATTATGATATTTTAAATGAACGTGCCGTAATTGAATTTATAACTTACAATGATGTTACCACCATTACATTGGATTCCGATGGGAATACTGCGGAGTGGACAGATGGCACAACCGACCCAAGCCGTGGGGCAACATTAATTGGGAATGGTATTGTAGGAAGACAATTGACAAATTCACGCCCATGGGATGCGTTAAACTATACAGGAATACCACAACAGACAACCTACAATGACCAAAACGTGGGTGGTATGAAAGTGATTACCAACCAATTGTTTAATAGGTTCAGGCGTACCGTTATGACTGCCTACAATGATACCCCTGTTGCAACGGCAACCATTGGGGATGACCCTGTATTTATTGGGTTTGAGGGATATGAATTGATGGGGCAAGAACGCATGGTGTGTTCCTTGGTAGATAGTTGGATTTATGACGAATACGGGGGGCAATTTAGATTAACTGCAATTATATCTCACCAGCAAGGTGGAAATAGACATCTTGGATTTGCTATATATGTAGATGGTGTCAAGACATTAGCATTTACAACAAGTTACCATGCAAATGGTAGTGAGACCATTACAACGATGTTAAATTTAGGTGCAGAACAAAAGGTTCAAGTGGCATTTTATGACATCGATAATCAAAATCACTCCATCACTATTCATAATGTGCGTTTAATAGTAGAGCTACAATGATAAATTTAATCATACAACTGGCAATTTCTTC